GGTACTTACCGCACGCAGTTGGGGATGGTTGCAACCAATATGCAGTACCGTAATTTTTCAACTTATGCCCGCAAGCGTGGCGAGGGTTGGGATGCCAACTGGTACGTGGCTCAGGCGGTGGTTGAAATTCTTTTCATGATCATATTCGGAACCCGCAACATGCAGGAGACCGTGATTGCGGAAAAGGACAGCAACGGTTTGTATCAGGGTGGCCTCGGATCCGGCACCACCAATATGCCGAATTGGGATCAGTGGGGTTATTACCCGGTTGTTCCGACCTCTGCCGGTATCGAGCTTGGTGACGGTTGCGGTGAAGCCACCTTTAACGTGCTAAAGGAGGACGGCTCGTTGCATTATGCAGCAAAGGTTCCGGTGTTCTTCGGCCTGAAACATTCTTTCGGTCATATTTGGAAGATTGTCCGTGGGCTTGTTGATAACGTGGGAGAGGAAAAATCCGAGGTTTACGTTGCCCCGTCCCTTTATGCCGGTTATGATGACAATTCGATTTCCGGCCTTATCAAGGTTTGCGAGGTTCCGAGAACCTCCGGTTATATCAAGCAGAAAAGTTACTACTTGCTTTGCGCCATGCCGACCGAAATCGGAGCGACCGTCTCGACTTATTTCTGTGACTATTTTTGGGAGAATTCAGCATCATCCAAAGGTCTTCGTGTCCGCCTCTCCGGTGCTAACGCTTACTGTGGCACGTATGCGGGGGCGTTTGCTACGAATACGTACGATGCGGCCTCGTATTCGGATGCGCGTGTGTCCGCTCCCCTCTGCTTTTTCGATGCGGATCCGGTGATGTCGGCTTAAAACGAAAACGGAAAACGGAAAGAGGAAAAGAACGTTCTTTGAAATTTTGTATTGAGAGTTTTGGAAAAGCTGTTCGGCGGGTTTCAGAACTCGCCGTAAGGCGAGTCGATTTTTGTGATTTTTTTGCCGGTTTTGGGTAAATGTATTTAAAAGGCTTATCTTTGCATCGTTAAACCAAGTTTAACAGGTTGTTTTACCCTTAGTGTGACGCAGGCTTCGTGTCCGCCTCTCCGGTGCTAACGCTAACAATGGCACGAATGCAGGGGCGTTTGCTACGAATACGAACAATGCAGCCTCGAATTCGAATGCGAATGTGTCCGCTCCCCTATACTTTGCAGTTAGGAAACGGTTAGATGGGGTGAAAGACCTTGCCACTTGGCAAAAGATGACGAACGCTCAAAAGGACGCTGGTAGGCCGGTAACGGTTCGAACGCTTCCGAGTAAGGCAAAGCAGACACTCAGACACTCAGACACTCAGAACCGCAGAAACAGACCATGAAAAGGTATGGAAATTTGTTTGAACGAGTTGTCGAATATGGCAATCTCGAACAGGCGTTTCACAACGCCGCCCGTCACAAAACTCGCCGAAGCGAAGTAATAGAGTACGGCTCCCATTTGGAGGCGAACCTATTACAGCTCCAGCGTGAACTTATCACCGGTACTTACCGCACCTCCGAGTACAAGACTTTTATCATTTACGAGCCTAAAGAGCGGAAGATATTCAAACTGCCATTCCGTGATCGTGTCGTTCATTGGGCTATCATGCAGGTGATTGAACCGATATGGCTCTCCAATTTCACCTGTGATACCTATTCCTGTATCCGTGGACGTGGTATTCACCCTCTTTTATACAAGCTCCGCCGTGATTTGAAAGCGGATCCGGAGGGAACCCGGTACTGCCTGAAAATCGATGTGCGCAAATTTTATCCGAGTATAGACCACGAGATCATGAAACAGGTAATCCGCCGAAAGCTGAAAGATGCCCGGCTGCTTGCTTTGCTTGACGGTATCGTGGACTCGGCAGAGAACGGAGTGCCTATTGGAAATTATTTATCCCAATTCTTTGCTAACCTTTATTTATCCGAACTGGATCATATCATGAAAGAAGAAATGGGCATCCGGTACTATTACCGCTTTGCCGATGATATTGTCCTACTGGATGGAAACAAGGAGAAACTCCACGGAACCCTCGTGTTTATCAACCACTACTTGAATAATGAACGTGCTTTGAGTATAAAGCCGAATTATCAGGTCTTCCCGGTAGAGAGCAGGGGTGTCAATTACGTGGGATACGTGACGTTCCATGATTATTGCCTCGCCCGCAAGCAGAACAAGAAAAACCTCTGCCGGGAGGTGGCCAAACTACGAAAACGTGGAATGAGCGATGAGGAGATCCGGATAAAGGCATCCAGCCGGTTGGGGTTCATGCAGCATTGCAATAGTATTTATTTATTAAAAACTCTCAATATGAAAACATTCAGTGAAGTAACGAACAGCAGTGGTAATCTCACGGGAGATAAGTACCACATTGATGACATTTTGAACAGGGAAATCCACCTGAAAGGCTTCGAGATAAAAGCCTCCAAGTACAAGGGTGAATGCCTGATCATCCAGTATGACATCTACGAGCAGGTAAAGGACAAGACCGGAGCTTTGCTCACTGATGATGACGGTTCTCCAAAAATGGATTGGGTGGAACATATCACTTTTACCGGTTCGGAGGCTCTTATCAAACAGTTGAAAGATGTGGTGTTGGATGAACCCTGTTCGGCAAAGATTATTAAACAACCAATCGGTGACCGGGGTAAATGCTTTTATAAGATAACCGATCCCGATTAAAATATCGGTGATTATGTACAAAGGGATTTATGCAGAAAAAAAGACTTTTTCAAAGTTCGATAATGAACATTATTTGTGCTATCTGAACGAGCAGCGTGAGGAGTATTCTCCTGAACCGGATGCCCGTTCGGGTGAGGTGACTGAACCGGTGTCCGCTCCCGTATTGGGATATGCCTATACAGGAAGTATGGCGGACGGAGGTACTCTGATTGAAGCGAGGGAGGCTACTTATGACGAATTTGTTTCTGGGTTGATCCGCACGAGGTACTCGGCCAGCCGGGTGGAGGCAATCCAGTCAAACCGTATGATAGCCTTTGTCAATCCGGAGCATGAACGGGCATCCGAATTTATTTCCGAGTGGGATGATTTCCAGTCTTACCGGGAACAATGCAAGGAACAAGCTAATGCGCTTATAAACGGATAAATGCCTGTCGGGGGCAGGCAAGAAAAAGCCCCCGGCCTGTAAGTAGTTATCTCACCCACATACTTACACAAAGATGCGACCAACCGCACAGCCGGGGGCTAAATACCCTCTGCTGCGGTTGGTCGCATTTGTATGTTATGTGAGTGAGATGTCGCAAAGATAGTAACATTTAAAGGAATAACAGCAATGAAAACACCTATTTCTTACTACGGAGGCAAGCAAACCCTCCTTAAACATATTCTGCCTCTGATCCCCAAGCATAAACTTTATACAGAGGCTTTCTGCGGCGGTGCTGCAGTATTGTTTGCCAAGCGTCCGGCTGATGGCGAAGTTATAAACGATATCAGCATGGATATAACGAACTTTTATTGGATGGCTAAAGTCTATTATCGTGACCTGAAACAGGAGATTGAGAAGACTTTGCACAGCCGGGATATGCACGCCCATGCCGGACACATATTGCAGTATCCTCAATTCTTTCAGCCGGTGCAACGTGCATGGGCTGTTTGGGCGTTATGTAAAATGTCCTTTGCCAGCATGATGGATGGTTCGTTCGGTTATGACTTTGGTGGCGGAATGCCGAAGAAACTGCGTAATGCAAAGGATGAGTTTACCGAATGGTTATGCGCCCGGCTTGACAACGTGACCATAGAGAACCGGGATGCGCTGGATGTCATCTCCACTTATGACTCGCCCGATACGTTTCATTTTGTGGATCCACCTTATATCAATAGCGATTGTGGTCATTACGAGGGTACGTTTGATGAGTATTGCATGGAGAAGCTCCTGCAGCTTTTGGAGCAGGTGAAAGGTAAGTTCATGCTGACAATGTTTCCCCTGCCAATGATAGAGGAATACGCAAACAAAAACGGATGGATAATCCACCGGGTAGAAAGAACCATCAGCGCATCAAAGACGAGCCGAAGAAAGCAGGAGGAGTGGATGGTATGCAATTATGAAGAACACCCGCAGCGAACTTTGTTTGATTACAAAGATTGCGGCGTTGTCGATACAACAGATGCCTCCTAAATACTATGTAAAGATAGTCATTCCTAATGAATTGCACAAATATTTGAATGTGCTTTTTGCGTGAAAATGCTATAAATTTAAAGGCTTTCAAACGCCATTCAAATGACGTTTGAAAGCCTTTTTATATCGTGTGTGTGCGATATTTTTTTCACATTTCGTTTTATATCCTGATTATCGCATTTCGTTTTTTATACCGCTCGCATTTCGTTTTGCCGATTATAGTTTTTTATCTGACAAAATACTGTTGGGATTATTTTTGTCAGAGACTCTATATGCGTCTAAATTCCTTGAACCACTATTAGGTAAATAAGAAGGGATATTTTGCCATTGGTCTTCCGGATTAACTTTTCGTTGTATATAGAAATATAGATACTGATAATCGTATAATGAATTTGAATTATCGCGGAGGATCATTCTCATGCGTACTCTATTAGGAACATATGTGTTTTTAGCGGATTCTTGCGGCAACTTTCCGGCTAGGGTTACTTCTTTTACCGTTCCCCAGCGTAAGTTTATGTCTTGTATTTCGGGTAAATCTTCTTTAGGTACAATAAACTCTCCGTTTTCATTGGTAATGTAAGTTTTTTCCGCATTGATACCCGGCATGCCTTTTACTTGAGCTTTTGGTGCGATTTGTCCAGTTTCATCATATACTTTATAGAGTACACCTCCATCAGTTGTGCGTACATATTCACCATATTCTGATTGAGAATATTGTGCAATAACATTAGGTATACCCTTAATGATGGTAACTTCTGTTCCCGGTTTTCCTGGTTCTCCGGGTTTGCCGTCTTTGCCATCTTCTCCGTCTTTGCCATCTTTCCCGTGTAGATAGTCATAAAAATCCTTTAACGTATTTTTTTCACAGTCCCATACTCCACCATTTTTGTGGTCAATAAGTGCATCTGTTGTACCGCAAAATTTAGCTAAGTCATTTTTCCACAGTTCATGTGCTGATAAACCATTGCTTCCGTTTATTCCGTCTTTACCAGCTAAATAATTGAAAAAATCATATTCTGAAACTTTGTCAGAAGGCCATTTTTGTCCTGGATTTTTAGGATCATTCATATTGCCTGTTCCTACAGTTTCTTTCCATAGTTCATAAGCGGATTTTCCATTGTTACCATTTGTTCCACTGAGGTAAGTGTAAAAATCTGCCATTGTAATTTTATCTTTGGACCATGCTGAATTATTTTTGTCTTTGATTTTATCATTTTTGACGTCATTTACCCATAATTCGTATGCAGATGCTCCGTTAACTCCTTTTTCTCCTTGAGCTTTTATTCTTGTATCAGTAGTACCTATCCACCAATTTCCGTTATTACCTATATGGGGAGATACGCCATCATCTCCTTTCTCTCCTTGAGCTTTTATTCCTGTATCGGTGGTGCCTATCCACCAGTTCCCATTTTTTATCACCGGGGTAAGTCCGTCCGCTCCTTTATCACCTTGTTCTCCTTTGGGACCTTGCACTGCAATCCCTGTATTGGATGTGCCTATCCACCAGTATCCGTCTTTAATGAAAGGGGTTAATCCATCGCTTCCTTTTTCTCCTTGAGCTTTTATTTTTGTATCGGATGTATTGATCCACCAGTTTCCATTAGGACCAATATAAGGGGATGTTCCGTCTTTACCATTTTCTCCTTTTTGACCTTGAGCCGGAAAATTTGTATCACGATTGCCAATATACCAATTACCATTTTCACCAACATGTGGAGTAATACCATTTTCACCATCTTTCCCTTTTAAATATAAAAAGAAATGTTCCATTGTTGTTTGGTCTTTGGGCCAATTTATATTGCCGCCAGCAACAGATTGTTTCCATAATTCATAGGCGGAAAATCCGTCTTTGCCATTAATTCCATCCTTTCCATCTTTGCCGATAGCTTTGATTTTTGTATCTTTATTGCCGATATACCAATTCCCATTTTCGCCAATATGAGGTGATTCTCCGTCTCTTCCGCTAAGAAAATCCCAAAAATCGGCTTCTGTATTTTTTGAAGAAGGCCAAATGAGCGAAGGGTCATGAGGGTTGGTGACATTACCTTGGGTGATCAGGATTTTCCATTGATCGTATGCAGACATTCCATCTTTTCCTTTGTCTCCTTTTTCTCCTTTAATATAAACTAAAAAGTCTGCTAAATCAACTTGGGTGGAAGGCCAGTTTATATGACCGGTTTCAACTTCTTCTTTCCATATCTCATAAGCGGATTTGCCATTGGTTCCCTGAGGACCTTGGGGTAATTCAAAATCAATACTGCTGCACGAGAAAAAAAATGTGCAAAGTAGCACTGATAATACATAAATTTTGCATTTCTTCTTTGTATACATGACTGTAAATTATTAAAAATGAATTGTTCTTTGTTGTTACATATTGGATAAACTCCGTTCTGCTTTATTGAATATTGTATCGTTGGGGGGCATGCAATTTTATATTTTAGGTTATTCTGCTGTGTGCGATTTACATTATAATAATATTCACATTTTATTTGGATGCAAAGTTCTATATTTGGTACTAAAAAGAAGTTGCGTATTTAAAAGATTTGTTTGCATATAATCAGTTCTTTCTTTTATATCTGCATAAAAAGGTTTCCTATTTTTCTAAATGTTCGTTTTGGGATAGTTTTAAATGGTAGATGCTTTATATGATTTTACAGAGGGGTATATGTGATAAGTTTTCCATATATTGATGGTGGATTATGATTAGGTTTTGTGATATTTGTTATTATAGATGTATAGAAACTCTTAAAATAGATCCATATACCGAGATCAGGAAACAAACTTATTATTAGCTTTAGTGTGTATGATGGAGATAACTATATTCATAATCTTTAGGATGCGGGATGTTTGTTTAATCGTTTGCAGAAACTGAATATGTTTCAAGAGAAGGTGTATCTCTTGATTCTTCTCCTTTTTTACGTATTTCGTTAGGAGTAGCTCCGATATTTCTTTTACAGTAGGTTGTAAAATGGGAGAAAGTCTTGAAATGATAGTCCAGCATTATTTGTTTGATGGGTAAAGTACTTTTTTTTAATTTGAATTCAATTTCATAAGATGTTTGTTTTTGTAACCATTGATATGGTGTATCTCCATGGAAGTTTTTTTTGAATAACTGTGTGAAAACAGTATCATTATATCCACATAAAACAGCTAGTTCTTTGGCTGTTCTGCAAGCTTTGTAATGTGTCATGACGGATACGAAGAATTGAAGGTCGTTAGATAGCGCATCACGGAAAATGGAGGCAATTTCATTCTTCTTATAGCAAATTTTAAATAATGAGAACAATTCATATTCTTTGGCTCGATGTAAGTCGGGAATTTCTGTTCCATTTTTCATGTAATCGACCAGCAAATCTAAGTAGGAACGCATTAACGGATAAATGGGAAGGACTTCTACCGGTTTTACTTCTTCGATGGATATATCTTGCAGATACTCTATTGTTCTGCTATGTAGATAAGGAGCCACAATATTACATGCATGAATGACAAGTTGTACTTCATCCATTGCCTTGATTTTACATTGATGCAGGCTGCTGATGAAGAAAAATTCATTCTGCATTGCCATCAGAGGCATGGATTCTATATGATCTCTGAATAGGCATAATGATCCTTTTAGAACAAAACAAACTTGAAATTCATGGGTTTCGTTCAAGTTTTGGATAATCTCTCCTTTACTTATATGAAGACACCTGAATTGGCTGAATCTGGATAGCGCAAGAGGATCACGGTATAAATTCTTTAGTAAAAATAGCATTTCCATACATTATAAACATTTTAAGATAAAAAAAGTTTTGATACATCTATCCCGGACAAATATAACTTGATATTTAAAATGTTTTAAAGCTATAGGAGGAATATGCAACTAAATCATTGCTAATATGAAATTGAATCTTCTGTTTAAGAAAGAGTTTATCAACATATGAAATTATAAGGTATTTAAGGCCGGATGCTTTGGATGGTAGCTTATAAAGTGGAAGATGTTTGCTGATTTTTTTTATGAGTGAATGTAAATAAGTGATTTGGAATGGAGATAAATCTAAGGATCTTTTTCTTATTGCAATGAACAATAAGGAAATTACAAATAAAAATCCGAATATAAGGCCGCTCATGTGATACTGATTACTAAGTATCGATTATATAAGTATTCCCCATCTTCGGGAGTATGGTTCAAAGTACAAAGCAACCATTGGCATAATGGATTATTTGTGTCGTGGGAACAATAGAAGTAAATAAGGAATGACGGACTACCTATAAGTAGGGTAAGTACTGTCAGAATCTCTATTGTTCTATGATGAAGTGTCTTGTTCACAGGCATTTCATGATGTGTCAATTTAATCAT